GACCTACGTGAGCTCCGGCAGTCGGGTACTCCTTGATGATGAGCTTTCCGACCGTCTTCTCTCGGAGTCGAGCCACTCTCTTGTCGTAGGACTCGCGCGATAGGGTCCTGAGGTCGGCGATCGGCACGTCGAGGAGGTTCGAGTCGATCCTCTCGGCGATCTTCTCCTCGGCCATCTCCATCGTCACGTACAAGACGTTCTTGCCGTCGGTCATGTTGCTCGAGGCCATGTGGCACATCGCTAGAGTCTTACCGACTCCGGTGCCCGCGAGGATCATGTTGAGAGTCTTCCTAGGCAGGCCGCCGCCGGTCACGGAGTTTAGATAGTCGATGTCGAACGGGAGCCGCTCCTCGACTCGGTGATAGTACTCGAAGCGGTTGGAGGAGTCCTCGATGAAGTCGTGACCGACGTGAGCGTCGAACGACACCGACAGCGCGTCCTGCAGGACCTTCGGAATGCTACCCTTGTCGAGCGTCTTAGACTTACCGTCGATGATGGAGATGGACTCCATGATCGCGTTGTAGATCGCTCGCTCCTGGCAGAACTTCTCGGTCTCGTCGGTCAGCCACGCGACGTCGGTCTCGCCGGCCTCTCTGAGAGACTCGACGATCTCGCCCGACCTCTTGAAGTCAGACTCGCTGAGCCCCCTCTGGTCGGAGACCATGACTGCCAGAGCGTCGGCTGTCGGCCGAGCGTTGTACTTCTGAACGAAGTCAGATATGACTCCGTAGACGTTACGCTCGGCCGAGTCCGAGAAGTACTCAGGCTTGACGAACGGCAGTGCTTTTCTAAGATAAGCCTCGTCGTGAAGGAGGCTGCGAAGGATGACGCTCTCTATACGCATGTTATCATAGTATCACACTACCGCACTCGTGTCAACTGAGATCACTCGCCGCTCTTAGAGTTCCTACACGCCACGCACTCGATTATGTCAAAGAGGATGGCCGCGATGGTCTCGTCGGTCGCCTCCTTGTCAAAGACCGCGTCGTAGCTCTCGTCCATGGGAGGAGTCGTTACTTCGTAGCTAAACTTAACGGGGACCTCGTCGCTCTCAGAGTCAACGCTCCCGACTCTCAGAGTGTTGAAGTTGAACACCATCCCGGAGAGCGGACCCTCCTCGATGCGTATGCGAACGCACTCGCTCTCTTCGGGAAGAGCCGCGTACGCCGGCGGCTTACTTAGACTCGCTACCGATCTCATCGCCGTCCTCCGCGTCCTCGTCTTCCTTAGTCCCATAGAGAAACTCTGTCTTGGCCGCTGCGTCGATGGCGTCGAGGACCTCCTTAGTGAAGTACTTCTCTGGGTCCTCCATGATCGACTTTCCAAAGACCTTGGATCCGTCGGCCATCTCGTACCGAGTGCCTGACTTACGGATCAAGTCGTGCTTCTCTGCAAGCTCGAGGAGTCCGTAGTGTCGGTCGAGGCCTCGGTCGTACGTCAGGCGGACGTCGACCATCTTATTCTCCTTGGTGAGTCGACTCTTCTCCATCTTGCAGTGGATGATGTTGCCGACTACCTCGGTGCCCTCTCGATCCTTCTTCTTAGAGAGGAAAACGATCTGAGACGCTGCGTACCTCAGGCCGGAGCCGCCGCCCATGACCTTCATCGGGACGTAGCTGCCGATGAGCTCGCCGACGTGGTTGGTCACGAGCATCGGGCACTTAGCCTTAGCCAGCTTCAGAGACAGTGCCCTGAACGCACCGCGGATGAGCTGCGCTCGAGTCATGTCTCTAGCGTCCTTGCCCTCGGAGATGTCGTTGACCTCCTTGTCGGTCGACAGCTGGCCGAGGCTGTCGAGGACCAGCATCATCGGTGGGCGGTCCTTGTTCTCCATGTATCGGTCAAGAGTGCGCATAGCGTGGGTTCGGAAACCCTGCACCGTCGACTGCTCGGAGACGATGACTCGAGAGACGTCGACACCGCGGTCGACCATCATCTTCTTGGTGACCGCGGCCTCGGTGTCGTAGTAGATGATGCCTGCGTCCGGATTGTCCATGAGGAACTGTCGCATCACGCCGAGGACGAAGAAAGTCTTACCCGTGGCAGACTCGCCCGCGAAGGCCGTGATCTTGTTGTTCGGGATGCCGCCGTAGATGGTCCCGCTCAGTGCAGCGTTCAGGATGTACGAGCCGGTGTCGATCCACCCAGTGAACTCGCTCGAGTGAAGGCCGTCCTCGGCCAAGTGAGTGTCCGGGTCCGCAAGCTCGCGAACCATCTCTCGAAAGAAGTTAGCCATGTAGCCTCCATTGCCAAGGGTGAGTCAATAATCTAACACAAGACGAGACGGATGTCAACGCCTTCTCTTACGCGGCCTGTACTCAGGGTAGTCCGGGACGTACACGCTCGACGATCCGTCAGGCTTACCAGCAGAGTCGAGCTTCACCGCAGAAGTTATGGATCCCGTGGGTAGGTCGACCGACGTCTTTCGATAGCTGGCGGCCATGATGAGGAGTATCGCGAGTGGGTCGAACGCGAACACGAGTAGTACTATGACCATTCGTATGGCCCTGTCCATGTACTCCTGGCTAGACTCGCCGTACACGAGCTCCGAGACGTATCGAACCGGACCAGCCTCGGCCTCTGCCCGTCTTATGAGAGTGGCGACGCTCGCGCGCTCGGTCCTCAGCGCAGCCGAAGCGTCCTGAGCGCGCCTGACCTCGGTCCTGAGCGCCTCGCGGTCTCTAGCTTGCTGCTGCCTGAGCTGCACCGACTTGGACACTTGGTCGAGTTCTATGAGCTTCTCGACCGCAGAGTCCAGCTGCTTAAGCTGCCTGACCGCCGCAGCCTCTGCAGTCACTTGAGTCGCTATCTCTGAGTCTATGTACGCGACTCTAGCTCGATAGTCTCCGGTCTCGACGGACCCAGACACGTGCGCGCTGGATAGGTACCCAAATATGCCGACGCTAGTGACGACCATCAGGACGACGACGGCCGCTGAGAAGTACGCGCGCATCGCTTGAGGCACGTCTCTCCAGTTCCTATAGAGCCAGGACGCAGTGACGACCTTGCCGGTCTCGAGGACGGTGCCCATGACTAGGACGGGCCAGAACGCTCCTGAGAACATCGTGGTCAAGCCTAGGATCGAGTACCAGGCAGCCACGGCCGATATGACGACTCCGACCGCACCAGCGGCGATAGAGTCTAGCTTCTGCAAGTCAGCCTCGAGTTATGGATATGACTGCGTCGAGTTGTCTCTGAAGAGTCTCTCGCCTGTTCGGCCAGTGGATCCACTCTTTGTCAGCCGTCTTCAAGAGGTTGTTCAGAAGAGGCACGATGATGGCCTCGAGCTTCTTGATCTTCTCGCCGTACTCTGTGGACTCGACGAGAGCCGTGCCTTTCGCTCCAACGTCTTGCACCGCGATCCCAATGTTGTCCAGCTTGGACTCGATCCTATCGAGGATCGACTCGAGTACGTCTGCTGGAAGCTGTGGCGCAGCGGGCTCGGCTGCCTGGGACTTCTTGAGCAGCATGTCGCTCTCGTCCACTGCAGTGAAGCCGTAGTCGTAGCCCAGGTACTCTGGAGGAACGTTGGTCATGTCGTATTTATACCTTACGTGAAGAAGTCTTCTAGAGACGCTCGATCCTCGATCGACCATCCGACGGCTTCGACGATCGCCTCGAGCGGGTCTAGGAACGCTTTCTGAAACTGCGTGTCGTAGTCGATCGAGCCGGCCATGTCGAACTCTCGCGGGAGGACGGTGATCGCTGCGATGACGTTGTGGTCGCCAGTCTTAACGTAGCAGAACTTGATCTTCTCGCCCGGCTTAATGAGCTCATACTTCTTGTCGAGCTTCATCGCGCGCAGCTTCTTATTGTACACGAGCGCCGCCCTGACGTGGATTGGGATCGAGCCTGAGCCAAGAGTGTAGTCGCTCAGGGACTGCACGCTTCTTGGGAAAGCGACGTCCTCGAACGGCATAGCCTTGAACCGCTCGCGGAAGTCAGACACGTATGATCGAAGAGTCTTCTGATCAGACGTGATCATGATCTTAAGCGCGTCCCTGATGGCCTCTCGGCACGCGGCCGGAGTCGACGACTTCACGGCCTCGATGCCCATGACCTTCAGCTTAGGACTCGAGTACCGCACGCCCTCGCTGTCGTGCACGTTGAGGATGTACCGCTTCTTAGCCGTCCATATTCCTCTGTCAGCGATCGACTCGCGCTTCATCTGCATCTTCTGAGAGAAGCAGTTCATTCTCACAGCGAGCCGCTCGTATATCCGATCGATCTCCGGCTGGATGACCTCGCTCGAGACTCTGTCGAGGAAGCCGACAGCCTTGTCGGCCGAGACGCCGACACGGTCCACGAGCGCGCCCATGCGAATGTAGATGCTGTCGGTGTCGGACGCGATGATGTAGTCCACGCCGTCTGTGCCGATCATCTTGTTGAGCTTAGCGTTGAGCTCGCGCTCGACCCAGCGGATCGCGAGCTGGCCACCCGTGGTGATGGCGACTGCGTTGCTCAGGTTGAAGAACCGAAAGTACTGGTTGCCAAGAGCGCCGTAAGCGGAGTTCAGCAAGACCTTCTTGGCCATCTGAACGTTCTTGTATCGAGAGACTTCCTTGACCAGAGTCTTCTTAGTCGCAGGGTCTCGCTCGGCCTCGAGCTTCTTCTGAGCCTCGATCATCAGGCTCTTGTAGCGCACGCGGTCGTCGTACATTCGCTGCATGATCTCGGGAAGAAATCCCTGCCGCTCGTTGCTGTACAAGCACCCGTTAGGAGCTAGACTGTACCCCTCGGTCACAGGTGGCTCGTTCTCGAGCAGCCAGTCGATGGACTCTACGTTTACGACCTCGCTCGACAGAGTCTCCGGAGAGATGTTGTACTGCATGATGAGGTGGGGGTACAGGCTGTTCAAGTCGAAGGACATGA